TGGAGACGACTCCAGACTGGAAGGAGTCTATTCACAACTACATAACCTCGGTGAGTTTACCGATCCAAAGAACTACAAGTCATACGATGAACTCAAAGCAAAGTTGATGCGTGTTCTTGGTGAGGAAGCATCTGCAGGTGCACCTACCATGGCGCAGGAAGTTCAGATGAATGAACCTGCAACATATGAAGTTGTACCACCTATTACCAAAGAACAGGTAGAGGACACTAGTGAAGATGATGACACAATGTCATACTTCGCAAAGTTGGCAAACGAAGACTAGTTTGACTGACCATCAAGACCTACGTCTTGAACAACTATAGAACCATTTTCTAACACGGCGGTGCTGCTACTATTATCAGTGCCGCCTTGTACTATAAATGCACCACCTGCACCAGTATCACCACCAGTTTGCAATCTTAGGTTTTGTGGAATAGCAATACCTCTTTGCATCATTCCATCCACTGCATAACCTGCTCCTGCAGCACCAACTGATGCAGTTGCATCAGCCATAAGTTTTTCTCTTAGAAGTTCTCTGGTTGCATTCAATGGATCATTGCGATCACGTGAATTTCTAATTTCTTTTCCAGAAAGTCTTCCATCACCATCTAAATCAAGAACCCCAAGATCAACTGATTGCATTGGTTCTGGGACATTGAATAATCTTTTGTACACTGCTTCGGGTAAATATTTTTGTGCAGTTTCAGTAAACCATTGTTTTAATCCTTCCATACTAGGAAGAATGCTACCAATCCATTCTACAAATTGTCTACCCCAACCTCTAATTGTTTCTTTACCGTCCTCTATAACTTCTGCTCTGTATTCTGCACTGGTTGCAAAATTAAACACACCTTTTAATAGAGTAAATGGTGCTTTAACTATTGAAGTAATAGTCTCTTTGAAATCTAATCCCTCTAGAACTTTTACGAATGCGCCAGGCAATCCTTGCCCTTCTTTTACAGTTCCGTCTTCATTTGTTTCTAATCCAAAGATTGTTTTAGTGATCCAACCGATTGCGCCTTTTAATAGATCTAATGGTGAACCTAAAAAACTACCTATTGATGTGGAGATACCTGCTGCAGTCTTATCATAAAAATCACCTTCTTCACCTTGGAATGCTTTTACTCCTGCAAAAAGATCCATGAGGATACCGACTGGCCATAAAATTCTTTTAAATAAAGTTCCAAATAATTTTGCACCACCTTTCATATATGGTGCTAGGAAATCTACAAATACTTTACCAGTCCCCTCAAGGAATGTCGCAATACCTTTTCCCAAACTTCTAAATGGGCCAATGATATTTTTAAATCCATCCTCGATCTGAAGTAACGCTTTGCCTGGCCCTGTAACTTTTACTGTCGCTTTACCATCTACACCTATACCAAAATATTTCAACATAAAGTCTGATCTTAGAGTTTTAAATCTATTAGTGATTTGTGTTAACAATGGAGTTTTTAAAGTTACATCATCACCTGCACCACCAAATGCTTTTAACGCAGGATCAAATCCAAATATTCTTAAGATAGATGCTCTTTGATTTACAAAACCTTGTTTCAAAGAATCTACTACAGATATAGGAATTAAACTTTTCAATCCTTTTCCTAGTTCATCTATATTCGAAAGTGCTTTCATTTCCCAACCACGCAAACCTGCCAGTGCCGCAGTAGTTGCTGCAAGTCCTGCAGTGATTGTTCCAAGACTGGTGAGACCACCCATACCTTGAATAAGTTCTTTTAAACTTCCACCAACTTTACCACCAGCACCACTTGACGCACTACCCATTGCACGTTGCTGATTGTCTTTTACTTTTCTCTTTTCCCTGTCTGCTTCTAGTTTGTCACCTTCTGCAGCCTTTTGTGCAAGAAAGAACTTATTGAATAGAGTAGTTAACCTTTGCACTTCATCACGTACTGCATAGGTTGCTTTTTTTTGATTTTCGTCAGCAGATGCAGATGCTTTCATATCTGCATTCATAACTTTTATAAGGTCTCGTAAAGTTGCCTCTGCCATTTTATCTTCCTTGCGTTTGCATTCTCATTTCTTCTTCTTTAATAAAATCAATCAACATATTAACATAAACTTCTTTTTCCCATGGTATCATTTCGTCTATCTCATTCAATGAGTATTTGTGATGTTGCATAAGATCAAAGTTAGTTTTATAATGCACCATCAAGCTGGTATGAGATAGACTAACTAAAAAAAATCTTGCATTCCTTCCAAGTTAATTTTGTTTTTATGACCACACGATTCACAATCATATTCTACTGGATGTCTTAGAGCTGGTTGACTCTCCATGTAATCACGAACTTTAGTAAACTGTTCACTCGTCATAGATTCTAAAAATTCAGTCGCTTCCTCGAATGAGTAATCTTTGAAATCAAATCTCTCTTCTTCTGTAAGTACTGCACCAATAGAAGCAACGATCAGACCAAAAACCCTATCAACATCTTTTTGTCCTTCCCCTATAATCTTTTCATTATCCGCTACTTGTAGATAACTAGGGGGTTTCATTTCTAAAGATATTTGATCTGTTATTGTTATTTTTTTATCAGGTATATTTCCTTCAATTTTTATGTCACCAAGATCTATAGTCACTTCGTTGTCATGTTCACATTCCATACATTTTAAAATGACATTCGATTTCTCACCTACAGACTTTCCTCTTATCTGTAAAAACAAATACTCAACATCATATGAAGTTAAACTATTTGCGTCAATTTGTTCTTCTGTACAAGATACAATAGTGTCAAGTATTGCATTTGCTATTTGTTTTGGATCTTGTGACTCCATTGCAATTAATAGAATCTTTTCTTCTTTTACTACAAAAGGTCTGATCCGAACCTCTTGTTTAGACGATGGTATAGTTACCGAATACTTCGGCATATCATTTAGTTTAGGCAATGCCATAATTTAAAACTCCTAAGATAATAGAGATCCAAATCCACCACTAACAGAGATGAATCCTTGCGGATCATTAATCGCTTTCCATCTTGTGTATGAGAACTGACACGTTACCTGTATCAATCCATCAAGTTCATTGTTCAATTCAATTGCACTAACTGTTGTTGGAAATGCTTTCAACAGTTGTACTGAATATACAGTCCCTGCACCTAACCCCACATTTATTCCCAGAGGCCCAATGTCAAAGGATTTGTTTATAATTGGTTTTCTTAGTTGGTGTATACGAATGTCTCTCTCATAATCACTCTTATACGCAACTGTGTGATTCTCTTCATCGACAATTGTCGCCATCCAATTATCGAGATATTTTTTAATACCATAATCGTTAAGTGCATAGAATGTCATTGACACGTCATCTACTGCATATCCATATGCAACCTTTTGAAATTCTAATCCAACTCTACGATCATTGGTTAAGATCTGTTTGCCTGGCAAAGTAACACTATTACAAAGTAAGTTAAGTTGATTCCCACCAAGAGTTGCAAGTTGACCTAGTAAACTATTAGCACCAAAGTTTGTTGGTAGTTCTACAAGAAATGAGTTTGATCTTGCGAACCCTAATTTAGCAGATGCTAAACTTTTTAATTCATCAACACTTGACATTAGATCATACTCCTAGAATCTGAATATATTTTTGTCTTACTTCCCTCGAAATCTGCAGTCGGTAAGAATGTTGCAATTTCCCATTCTGGTGCAGATACCCTCGCAAGTCTACTTTTTACATGTGCAAACAAGTAATGTTTTAGACAGGGTTTATAGAATCTCAACTTTGAGGTTCCACTCAAGAGTTTATATGATATATCAAACCTTGTACTATCATCATACTTTTTATTGCTTGCAACATCCATTAATGCATCTAACATTTTTGCACGAAGTACAGGTGGTAGGTAATGTAAATTCAATCCATAGAAACCACCTTTTGCAGGCCCAACTATTACTGATAATGGAAACCTGTCATAGTAAGGTAATGTGTCCTTGTGTTTTGGATCATAGAAAAACATATTCATCGAACCAATTAATGGTTGTGATTTGTTTACAAGTTTTACCTGTTCATCACGCATCAACTGATTTCTATTGACTTTACCCATAGCGCCTAGTTTCTTTCGAAACCAGTCACGCGATTGTTTGGTTCGTGGAGATATCCCTGCACGAAACGCATCTTGTTCTACCTTGGCAAATAAATTAGACATAACACTATTTATAACTATTTTTTAGGTTTTTTTCGAAAAGGTT